GGAAATAAGCGTATCTTAGACCGCAACCCTGCGGGTAGAAATAGGGGGAGCAATGACCACCGAGAATACGACACCAACAGGGGACGAGGCTAACCAGGCGGCTTCACCGGCTACCCAGCCGGAACCGGAGGGCGAGGGCCAGCAGCGGACATTCTCGCAGGAAGACGTAAACCGCATCCAGGCCCAGACCAGACGGGAGGTGCGTAATCAGTTCGCTGATTACGGCCAGCTAAAAGACCGCGCCGCCAAAGCGGACGAACTGGAGCAATCGCAACTCACCGAGAAAGAAAAGCTGGAAGCAAGATTAGGAGAAGCGGAACGCAAAGCCGCTTCCGCCGCTGACCTAATTTCAACGGCTATGATTGCCTCCGAGGTAAAGGTGAGAGCCGCCCAGTTGGGTATCATCGACCCGGATGCTGCGTTACTACTCGCCGATAGGGCTAACGTCCGGTACAGCGAGGAGGACGGGGTCACCGGGGTAGATGCAGCCCTAACTCAACTCCTAGTTGATAAGCCGTATCTCAAAGGGACACCAAACCGTGTACCAAACCTGAACCCGCAATCAGCGGAACCCGCCTCGACCGTTCGTCTCTCCGCAGACCAGCGGGAAGCGGCGAGGCTCATGGGACTAACCGAGGAAGAGTACGCCCGAGGACTCTGACCTGCGGATAGAACGCATAAGGAGATTTCACAATGGCAGCCAATGGATTTGAATGGCGCTACAACGTCTCAGGGGGTCGGCCCCTGATACTCACCTTCGTGATGAAGGACACCGAAACCCTAACCCGTGGGGATATGTTAAACCTGGAATCCGGCGAGGTGGACTTGCTGGCAACGGGTGACACCGGAGCCGTAGGTGTATTCGTTGGGCCAGAGAACCCCGACGATGCCACAGACGGCCAGCCAGGTGTCCTGAGCGGCACGGACAGCACCACCGTGGTGAAAGTCATCGCGAACCCCGACGCTGTGTACGCAGACCGTAACGACACCAGCGCAAGGCTTGCTGGCGCACTATTGGATGTATCCGGTGCCACCGGAGCGCAAACCATAGCGTCTGCTTCGAACAACGAATTCGTGGTCGTGGAGAGGAAGCGGCAGTCCTCAGACGAGACTCGCATCCAATTCACGGCTCCAACCCATTATCTGAGCAAGGTTCAGTAAGGAGATAGACCATGCCTCTAACCAGTGGTAATTTCGCAGACCTCTTGAAGCCAGGGCTAAAAGAGATTTTCAATATCGCCGTGTCTCGTCCGGCCCCGATGATTGACATGCTTTTCCGCGTGGAGGCTTCTACTCGATTCGAGGAGCAGCACCAGGGTATGGGAGCGCAGGGCCTGGTCACGGTGTTTGATGGGACGGTGCCGTATGTGGACTACGACGCTGGCTACCGCATCGACATCCGCAACTACGAATTCGCGCAAGGCATTCAGGTGGAGCGCAGGCTCGTAGATGATGACCAGTATAACCAGATAACGCAGCGAGCCAGCAATATGGGAGACTCGTTCCAAACAACGCGGGAAACCGACGCGGCCAACATTTTCATCAATGGATTTACCGATGGCAGCACCAACCGGATGGGAGCCTCCACGAATGGCGCTGACGGCGTCGCTCTCCTGTCTACGGCCCATCCTCATAGCCCAGCAAATACCAACAGCACCCAGGCAAACGAAGGGACACTAGCCCTCACGATTGATAACCTGGACACGACCCGTCAAGCCATGCGGAACTTCACCGACGACAAGGGGCAATTGCTTGGGATTAACCCCGACCTGCTGCTGGTTCCGCCGGAACTGGAGCGTACAGCCACCCAACTCGTGGCTGAACGGGCTATCTACGAACCCGGCTCGGCCCAGTACGACGTTAATATGTTTGCGGGTCGATTCCGACCCGTGGTCTGGAACCGATTGACTGATGCAAACGCATGGTTTCTCATTGATTCCACGTTGATGAAGCAACACCTCATCTGGCAGAACCGCATCATGCCTGAGTTTGCAGAGGCCGAAGATTTCGACGGTCTCACAGCCAAGTATCGGGGATACATGCGTTACGGTATCGGCTGGACTGACTGGCGCTGGATATACGGCCAGAACCCTAGCTAGACAATCTAATTAAGGCAAACTGGCGGGGCCGCTTGGCCCCGCTGGTTGCTTGAAGGAGCAACTGGTCATGCCTACTAATTTCCCAAGTGGAGTCAGGAGCCGGGGCGTCCCGGTGGAGGGGCTTGGTGGCATCGGAAGCCCTCTGCTCACAACCGGCAACGTCTACCATGTAGACAGCGGTGCAGACGCCGCCAATAACGGCAATGCTGCTACTAACCCCAAGCAACCAGCCGCCACCCTGGACGGGGCCATCGGCAAATGCACCGCCAACAACGGCGACGTAATCCTGGTGGCTCCCGGCCATGCCGAAACCATCTCCGCTGCTGCGGCAATCACATTCGACGTGGCCGGGGTCACCGTCATCGGGATGGGCGTCGGCAACAGCCGTCCAACCATTACGCTGGACACTGCCACCACGACGGATATCGATGTGACCGCCGCCGATTGCCAGATTCACAACATGATTTTCTCGATGAACTACGCCGACATCGCTGGGGTTTTCGACCTCAGTGCGGCAGGGTTTGTCCTGAACAAGTGCCGGTTTGTGGACACCGCCACGAACATGAATTTCGTGGAGTTGATTGTTTGTAGTTCAACCGCCAACGAATGCGACCGGCTGGAGTTCACGAATAACTATGTCAGTTCGCCAGACACCGGCAACGACTGCATCGTTCAGACCGCCGAAGACCTGGACGGGCTGATATTCAACAACAATTACATTCGGCTTGGCGTGGCTGATAACGAGTCCATCATCCAGGTGGCGACTGGCAAAGATATTACCGCCTGCGAAATAGTTAACAACCACATCTACCGGCTCAATACGGCTGGCGATTTGCTGATTGACAGTGACACCTCTAACAACACCGGAATTATCGCCCACAACTGCATCGGCCATGCCGACACCAGCGGCGAGGTTCTGGTTGACGCTGATGGTGTTCGCCAGTTCGACAACCTTGGCACGGCTACCAATACCGCTTCTGGCTACGTCCTGCCCGCCATAGATAGTTAGGAGGAGGGCTAATGCCATACGGCTACGAATCGGTCACAATCAATAGTGGAGCCGCCGCTGGTGGCGACGGCTCCGCTACGGCAAACAATACCAGCAGCCACATTGTCACGGGCGAGATATGCAGCATCGGGGTGACCTACGGGGACTCCCCGCCTGGAACTACGGACGTGACTATTGCCACGGCTGGCAACAATGGCCCCGCTCTCACCATCCTGACGCTCACGAACGCCAACACGAGCGGCTGGTTCCATCCGCGCCATGTCATAGATGATGAAACCGGGGCCGACATCACCTACGACGGCACCGAGGAAGTCTATGACAGGGTCTGCATTGCGGACAATATCAAAGTGACCATCGCCGGGGCGAACAGCCCCGACACGGCGGAAGTAGTCGTTGTCTATTACGCTGGTCGCTGATGGCTATCGAGCGGTACATAATCAAAGTTAGCACCACGGGGTCTGCCGCTTCGGCCACTGGCTCCCTGGTCGTGGCCCTGCCGTATTGTGAGTTATTGGCAGCCTATTTCGATTTCCACGCCTCCGCTCCGGGGACGACGGACACCACGCTGTCATCCCCTGGCGACCCCGTATCGGTGACGCTGTTGACCCTCACCAATAGCGCCACCGATGCTTGGTATTATCCCGGCATCCAGATGGACGGTAATACTGGCTCTGCTATCACTGGGGCTTACGTCCCAGCCATCATCCACGGCAACCTCCTGGTAGAACTAGCTGGCTCGGACGCCCTGACAGATGCTCTAACCCTAACCATATTTGTGAGGGTGTAATGGCGTTCTCGTACACCGCAGGCAGTACCGCAGACCGGGACAGGGTACGGTTGGAGATTGGAGACACCGATTCTGACCGGGCCTTATTCCAAGACGCGGAACTGGATGACTTTTTATCTCAGGAAGGGGACAGCGTCCTCAAGTCTGCGGCCAGGGCTTGTGAAACCCTGTCCGTCCGGTTCGCCAGGGACTTTTCGTTCTCCGCTGATGGAGCCAGCTTCCAGAAGGCCCAGGTGGCCCAGATGTATATGACCCAGGCCAAGCGGCTACGACGCAAGGCCAGCGGCACCACCACTGTCATGCCCCGTCGGAAGGACGGGTATTCGGTCTATACCGACTCCGATGAAGTGACCGGATTGAACATCTTGGACTCTGGCACCGGGCAGTTCGGGCGATATTCGGATGGCTGAATGAACTGCTATCGGTGTGAGTCCGAAGATTTATCTTTGGCGGCCTTGTGGCCCCAAGACCGTAAAATCTATGCCGCCATCGACATCGTGATGCGAATTTGCAAACACTGCGGACTGGAGC